TGCATTGAAGTTATAATATCTAGGACGAATACCATATACATCTTTGTATAGGTCCGACACCCACATCATTACATCATCTCTGTCTTCTTGATTTTTAATAGTTACTACGCTCATATCTTTATCTTTTTAATTATAATTAAATATACGAACTTTATTTCAGGGAGGCAACTTTTTTTATAGTTTTTTTAATTATTTTTTCACTTTAATGTGAATAATATCATGGATAGCTGTATCGATTCTGCGTAAACCATTTTCATTTGTTAACAGTATACAGTCACAATAATTTTCCCATTCTAATTGAAATGAGGTATCTAACACTCCGTTATTGCATACTTCAATTGCTCTATTTAATGCATTAATTGTATATAATGTATTTGTTTGTTTTTTTCTATGAAGTGAAATTGTATGGTCTAACTGTGTATTATCAGCTGACTTATCTATATTGTAAGTACACATTAAATCAAATGTATTCGATACATCTTCTAAAACAAATATTTTATTGAAGATAATATCATATGTATCAACAATTGTATCTACTGTTTTACGTAGGCGTTTTTGGTTGCAAAAGGTACATAATAATTGTGTTTGCATTAGTTAAATATCTCCGCCCACTCATCATTATTTATGTTCCACTTTGCACTAGATGTAGTATCTGGATAACCAGCCATTTGACCTTGTTTCCATCGTATAATAACTGTTATAGCTCCTAATTCTTTTCCTGAAGGTGTATGCTTGACATGTATAGTAAAATTATACCCTGAGCCAGATGGTTTATGAGAATGAGATAAATCTAAATTTTTTGCTAGCTCATCAAACCTTTTAGAGCCTGGTATCATTTTTAGGTTCTTACCACCAGATGCTGAATACCATAAATCGTTCGTAGTAACACTTAATTGTCTTTTAAGTAAATTACGTAGATTGTTTGGTATTATTTTTTCATATGTCTTAATAAATTCACCAAAGAAAATATCAAAATATTTTACTTTTAAAGGTTGCCATTTACCTTTGAATTCAGGTGCAAGTTTTCTACCTAAATATTTTATATTAGTCATCTTTTTAGCTGATACACCAGTTGCTCTTTCAAATATTTCAGCAGTAACTTTATCTATTTTTCTTTTTTGATATCCATTCCATGTTGAGATATCACTTTTCATGCTATTGAAAGCAGTTATAGCTTCAGAATCACCAGAACCATTTATTATATCACTTATTAACTCTACATAAGCTTTAGTCATTTCATCCCATGAATCACTGGTTAAATCGTGGATATGGTGAACAAAGTTAGAATCACTTTTACCTATAATTGCTTGAAAAAACTGATTAGCAGAAAGATTTTTT